CCTCTGCAAATGATACTGCTATGTTTCTTGTGTCTTGCGTGTTTCTTGCTTGATCTAATATCCAAAGCAGGCCGCCCAGCTCACGCTCTATTTCAAGATAAAGGATGTTTCCAACCCAGCCGCGCCGCTTCTGTGCTTCCTGTACCTGCACCGCAGGCGCACGCGCATCCGTGAAATAGCTCGTTGCAATAGCGGTTTCAAAGCCTTCGGCAGACGCAAAGTCAGCGCCGTCTATTACTAAATCGTATATGCCCTTTTCATCCGGTTTTATCAGCACGTCTTGCATATTATCCGTCCGTTTTAAGCGTGGTTGCTTTTGCTGCTGAAATGTCAATTGTTATGACAGTATCTATTAATCCTGCTCCTGCGTGGCTGTGTCCTGCTATAAGTGTATTCTGAGATTGCAGTGCAGCATCTAGGTCTGAAAAAGTAACAAGATTGTCACCATTACCGTTAAGCTCAATGGTCGGGGCGGTATGCTTTATGGCAGTGGATGCGATAAGTTCAATGGTCGGTGCAAAAAGAACAATGCCCACAGCAGAGAACATCGTATTTGCGTCTGGCGAAGCTGAAGCCATCTTGCCGTCGCTGCTGAAATACACCGCCGCCCCTGTAAAATAATTCCCCAGGGCAACCTCTCCCGTTTCCATGTTGCTGAAAATACGGTTTTTCGGATCATCTGCCGTTCCGATACCGTTTGATTCCTGCCCCTGCTGAGACAACAGCGATACAATAGAATTAACGGGCGGGTTGCTCATTAAACCATACGGCTTGAATGACATAACCTTTTGCGTCTTGCCGAGCGTTTTAACGGTCATAAATTGATAATCACCGGAATCATCAACCGATAGAAGTTTGGCAATTTTAAACAGGTTTTTTATAAGTGTAATCGGGTTCATTGTCTCGCGCTCTGCTCTTGCAGTTTGGGTACTTCATTCTCAAGTGATGGGGCGGTGGTTGATTTCCGTTTGGTTGCCGCTGTCGGTTCCGCTATGACCTGATAGGCATCGGGCTGCACGCACACCATGCGGGTTCTTGTGCCGATAGGTGGCAGGCTGACAGAATATTCAACGGACTTTATAAGATGTTCGCCAGTTACGCCCTTAACCTCATCATCTATCTGCACAAACTGCCCAAAATCCCACACTGTGCCGTCTGACTGGCTGTTTCCTGCCACGATAGCGGTATAAGGCTGCCCCATAGCCCTTCTGATGTTTACTTCCTCTTTAGCGCGTTCCTCACACTCTTCTTTTGTCATTGTCTCTTCGGCTTGTATTTCAAGATATCGGGTAGCGCGAATCTGTCCATCTTCAGCCTTGTTGTTTCTGTCAGTGCCTTCGCCGTCTGAATCTGCAAACGGGTCAACCCCGAAATTATCCTGTGATCGGCATAGGATTTTCCTGAATCTGTTCTGTTGTGAGCGAGTAACAAAGCTCTTCTTTACGTTATTGGTTGAACTTCCTATCCGATTGATAAGCGGTTCTGACGCCTTGTTTGATGTGTCCGGCCTGAAAATCAACAGGTTTCCGCTGCCATCAGGCACTAAATAAACCTGCCGCTTGCGTGCGAAATTGACAAGATACTCCATGCACTTTTCTGCGCTGCCTGCTGACTCAAGTTCATCCTCGGTAAAGTCAAGCAATCCAAAAACTTTCTCAATCACTTTTATTTTTGGCGGTGTTGGCAATGAGTTAATGACACGTTCGCACAGTTTCTTTAACGATATTGGCCCTTCAGTTACTTTTGCACTGTCCGGTACGCTTGAATCAATCAAATCCTGTATGTTGTCACGCCCTGAAATAATAAGGGAATGGGATCCTGGATCTTCATCATCGCTCATCTCATCAATGAACCCGACAACCTTTTTAATGCAATCAATAACTATCTCTATAAAATCGCCCACCTTCATGGGGAAATCTTGAATCGGTGAAGAAACGGAACTGGTAAACCGGAACACGCCACAATTCGTATCAATGGAACGCTGCGCAGACGCAGTTTCCCAAAGCGTGAAAGGTACTCCGTTTACTCTGATTTCAAAGCTCATGCCTGTAATACCGTTGTTGTGCCGATTAATTTATCTGCTGGCAATGTCGGGTTGAGTCCCCTGATTTCAATCGCCTTTGTGGTTGCATCTTCTGCCGTTATGAAATCTTCAGCGTACAGCGTATACGCTTCTACAAAGGAACTGATTTCAACGTTGTTCTTAACAGTTGCCAGGCTGAATGCTGACTGTTCTTTTTGGTCAAGCACCTGCAATGCCGATAGCCGTGTTTCCTCAACCGCTGCACGCACTTCAGGCTGTGATTGAATAAGCGTTTTGTCCGATGTGTCAACCCGCATCAAACGCTGATGCGCTGTCTCTAAATTCAGCCGTGTTTCCTCAATCTCTTCATCTGTGCCATACGTTGCATCTGCTGCCTGCTCATATGAGGATATAAGTGCGGCAACCCTGCAAGCATTGACAGTTGACAGCCTATTTTGATTCCGCTTAATCCTGGTTGCCGTTGTTGCGTCCCATAGCGGTATTTCATCACTGCTTGACGTGCCTGTATCTGGCGTGCTGGCATTTCTGATATCCGACAGGCTCAAGCTCAACTGAGAGCCGAAGCTTGTCAGTTCAAGCAACTGAGATATTCCCGCACCGCCTGAAAGCCCAACACTGACCGCCTGCCACAAGTCAATAATCGCGCTTGCCATATCGCCGCTATCCCGTACAATTGACGGTGTGTTTTGGTCAATCAAATCAACCAACGTGTTCACCTGTCCGGCATTATTAACCTCTGCCGTGATTTCCTGCACTGCCGCAGTCATTTCCTTTAAGTCAAATTCGGCAGAGATAACGTTTGACGTTTCTGATGGAAACTGCCAGTGAGCATCAATTGCGGCCTGTACTTCCTGCCGTGATTTATCGCCTTGAGCATATACTGTGCTCGGTATCGGCCTTGCTGTTACCGGCCCAGACCTTGCCCTGCCTGCCACAAATGAAAGTTCAAAGCTAATTTCGCCGACAGAAGTTTGAGAAGCGTTCTTTTTGTAGGGCATTGCGAACAGGGATCTATTGCCAAAAGTCGGCATGGAAAGATTGCCCTTGCCCTTTTCTCTCAATGCACGCTCTAATTGTGCAGCCCTGTCGATGAAGTCCGGCCCGGTTACAAATGCCGTGATGCTGAATTTTGGCGGCAATTCGCCTTGATCTTCAACAAATCTGGTATCACTGTTCGGATAATCATGGAGTACAATGCGCCGCCCGCCCTCTGCCAAGACTTCATTCTTGACAAGAAACGTGATGCCTTTCCATGATGCCGGCAATAGTCCGGTTAATCTGCTCATTAGAAGCCTGCTCCCGCGCCTGACAACTGGTGTCCGGTGTTAAGACCTATATTTGAATCAACTTTTGTTCCGTCTTTTGATTCAACGTCTATCCTGCCGCCTATTTCAACCTTTTGTTTCTTTTGCCCCATGCGATAAAGCTGCTGCTGTATTGCCGCCTCTTCTGAAAGCTCTTGCTCCGGTGTCTTGGTTGGCGCTTCCGGGTCTGTCAAAGTTAAAAATCCCGCCAAGTCTTTAAAAAATCCCGGCTGTTTCAATATTTCAAAATTATCAATTACAGATTTAATTGCTGATGACCATGCCTGAAAAGCTACAACGGCTAACAATACAGGCCAAACAATGCTATTAACGCCAAGACCGACAGCGGTAAGCCCGACTCCCAGCGTAGCAACCACCGGAATAAGAGCAGAAACGGCAATCATCATGAACCCAAGCGGGATAACTATTGCCACTGTTGCTACTGCAATTAAAGCCAGTATGCCGACAAACTTAACCAGTCCGGGGTGTGCCTTAATAAAATTAAGCATCCATTCTGAATTTTCTATCAGCCTGTCTGAATATTTATCAAACATACGTAGAAACCCCGTTCCGATTTCGCGGGTTATATCAATCCATGTTTCCTTTATTCTCTTGCCTGCCGTGGATGATCTGGCAAGAATTCTCTCAAACTCTCTATCCATTGACCCCAGTGCTTCATCAGACGCAGCCTTTTTCATGGCATTGTCTAATAGCTCAAGATTAGTAACTGCTTTTAATACAAACCGACCGGCTTCATTGCCGAATATTTTTAGAACCTTTTGAGCGCGGCGTGCCGGTTCCATAGTCGCAAAGCTCTCAAGGTAATCCTTGACCGCACCTGTCGGATCTTTCAGCATCTTGGCCATCATGCCCGGCATGGTCATCATCTTTTGCATCATCTGATTCAAGCCTGATGCCGCGAGCCTTCCAGTAACTTCAATCTGATCTGCGAAACCAGCCCAACCGGCAGCAACTTCGGTGGGTATGTTGAGAGTTTTGAATGTTCCCGAAACCCTCATCACAATTTCGATCATTCTGTCGCCGGTTGCCGTGGTGTTATCAGCAAGGAAGTTTAACCGCTGCATTAATTCCTCTGTGCCGCCAACAGTCAACCCCATCTTTGCCCTGATAGAGCCTATTGCGCGACCGGCTTCACTGTCCACCATGTCAAACGCTGCCGCTGTCTTTGCTACCATTAAAACAAATTCGCCTAACTTCTCGTTGGTTATTCCGAGCTTCCCGCCCTCGTATGCGATTTCAGCAAGTCCCTCTGCGCTTTTACCTGTTGCCCTACCCATTTTCTGCAACTGTTCCTGCATTGACTGCAACTCTTTACCGCTTAGACCAGTAACACGGGCAACATCTGACATTTTATCTTCGAGTGCAGACGCATTCTTTGTGAACTTCCACAGCCCAAATGCAAGGGCAGCACCGCCAACCATGTTCCGCATGTTTGCCATTTTACGACCAGCAATACCTATCTTCTTGCCAAGAGCTGCCGTGTTCCGCACCGCTTTTTTTGTTGCAGCGGTATACAGATTCGTACCCCTTGTTATTTTGGCAAGGGGGCCAGAATATCGGTCTTTAATTAGGTAGGTGTATTCAGCGGTGTTACCCATTAATTCGTGCTCCGATTTGCTTCTTTATTAATTTTACTAATCTGATCATTAATAATTGATATTTCCCAAAGAGGCTTTGAATGAACCGTATCGTAGTCTATGCCTCCGTTGGTTGCGGTTGAGATGTTGACGGCTGTTCGGATGAATTCTTCCCGCCCTCTTCCGAGGGCATAACGAAAAAAGCCGCCCACCGTAAGGCAATTGCTTTGGCATCTTTTAGGCATAAGTTCGCCCACAAAGTGCTGTTCATAGCGAGCCTTCCGTCAATTAAACAGATAGATTTTTTGGGATTATTTACGCACGCCATTTTAGCAAACGTTGCGTTGAACTTGCTGTAATCAACACGGTTTGAATCTTTAAGCACAACCGCAAGTGCTTCAGCCATGTCTTCCGTGTTTACTTCTTCCTCTGCTGCCTGTTCGTGGAACGGCTTAACAACATCGCCAACATCACTCTGCTGCACACCGATCTTCTCGGTATAGTCCATCTGCGCTTTGGTGATCATCTGTTCGATCTTGTCGCAGAACTGACAATGCTCCATTCCCGGCTCTTGAAGTTTTACGTGTGTTGCTTCGTGTGTCTGGTTATCAAACTTATACTTGATCGGTCGTGTCAGTGGAAATTCAATACTCCCATCTTGAATACTCATTGAATGCCCTTTCTTTATTGGTTACTCATTGGATCGCCCT